ATTGTTTGACCTGATGCTGATGTTTCAATCTCTCCTGCAGTACCAGCAACAGTGAGTGATTGTGAGTCTAGGTTAATTGTTCCTGTACCACTATCACCAGCAATTCCAAGATCATCATCTACATCAATTGCATCAATATATGCCTTAACTGCTGCTTGTGTTGGTAGATATGCATTGCTGTTTTCTGCAAGTGTTGTGCTTGAAGAAATTGCAGTAATTGCAACACCAGGAGTTCCGTTAAGAACTAAAGTACCAGTAGTTGTGATACCAGAGATATTAAGACTTGAAGCACTTGCATTTCCCAAAACTGGAGTTACCAGAGTTGGTGAGGTTGCAAAGACTAATGCGCCGCTTCCAGTTTCGTCAGTCAGTGCAGCAACTAAGTTTGCTGATGAAGGAGTTGCGAGGAATGTTGCAATGTTAGCAGCAAGACCAGAAACACCAGTTGAGATTGGAAGACCAGTACAGTTAGTAAGAGTGCCTGATGTAGGAGTTCCAAGAACAGGAGTTACCAGTGTTGGAGTATTAGCGAATACAAGTGCTCCAGTACCAGTTTCGTCGGTAACTGCAGATGCAAGGTTTGCTGATGAAGGAGTTGCAAGGAATGTAGAGACGTTTGCGCCAAGACCAGTGATATTTGCAAGAGCAAGATCACCACTAAATGTTGTGGCAGTTACAATACCAGAGAAACTACCATTTCTCCATCTCTGAGAACCATTACCAAAATCAAAAGTTGCATCAGTGTTTGGTGTGATATTTGAGTTTACATCTGCGGTGAAAACAACATTATCAGTCGTTGCATCACCAAGAGTAATTGTACCACCTTCAAATGTGACTGCACCTACGAAGGTTGATACACCAGTTGCTTTGAAGTTTCTGGTTGTAATATCTTCACCAATCGCAGAACCACCTCCAGTAACCTGAAGTCCACCTACAAAAAGTTGATTATCAATGAAGACATTACTTGTTGTAAATGTCGCAACACCAACAACAGTAATACGATCTGATCCCGAATCACCTAAAGTAGTATTTCCACTAACAGTTAATGCACCACCAACAACTACATTATCAGGGAGACCGATCTGAACCTGATTATTTGTAACTGTTGTCTCAATTTCACTTGCAGTTCCAGCAAATGTAAGAGTATCAGTGCCAACAGTAACTGTATCAGTTCCAGTTCCACCAGCAATACTTAATGTTGTGGAAACTGTATCAAAAGAAAGAACACCTGATCCATTCGTCTTTAGAAACTGACCAGAACTGCCATCAGCACCAGGAAGTGTAAAGGTTGTAATACCAGCAAGTGAATCCGGTGCCTTGAGTGTAATAAAAGACGTTCCGTTCGTTGTTCCTTCTACCAGGTTTACCCCACTACCTGTAGATGCAGTATTTTTCGTCCAATATCTATGTGAACCAACAAATCTATTGTTGTTGGTAGTACTATCAATACCAACATAGAGGTCGTAACTATCTGTCGTAAATCCGGGTTCACCCGCCTGCAATCCAGGCAAATTTGCAAGAATACCTCTCTTAAACTGAATTACAGGAGATGCCATTTTTATTATACTAATTTTATAATATTATTTAGATATAATTAAAATAGTCCAGCATCTATACCATTAAGTCCAATATTAACAATGTCTATTTCTTGTTCAACTGTTTGTATAAAATTATTTGGTATTGATGTAATAATTCCTAAAACTGAATCTATATCAACCAAATCAAACTTTCCTTCCAAAGCATTATATCGCATCATTTTTTTATTTTTTGATTGATTTAAAGTTCCAAAGTTACTGTCTGGAAAGTCTCTAAGTCTTGATGGCATTAGAAAGTTCCTCCATCAACATTTCCAATTTCTATATCTCCTAAGTTAATTTCATTTTCTAAAGCAGTAACAAAATCATCTGGAATATCATTATCTTCTGCAGATATGGAAAGCAACTGGTCGGGAGAAATCAAAACAAATTTATCCGTTGCATTATCATATGTCACAATTAACCCGTCTTTTGTTGCATCTAAAGTTCCAAAATTAACATCACCCAACTCGGAAAGAATAGATGGAGATCTAATAGCTTGTACAGATTTTTTAGTTTGGATTTTTTTTCTTACGTTAAACATATTTTTAAGTGGTAACTCCTGCAGTTACAATTGCCATACCTTCAACTAATCTGGATACGTTTCCGAAAGGTGAAGATAACTTAACATCATAATAATATCTTCCCGGTGTTAATCCAACAGTTACTCCAGATGTCATTGCAATCCCAACTTCACCAGTTCCACTTGTTATTGTTACTGAAAAAGAAGTTGAAGTAGTAGATGCTGAATGCTTTTTTAATTTTGCTGCTCCTGTATAACCGGATAAATTAGAAAGGGATCCATCACTTTCAGTTGAAACAAAAGTTTCTGAAAAGTCAGCACCCTGAGGTATTGATAGGTTAATAACTGGATTGGATGCCATATGTTTTTTTAACTATTTATTTTAGGATGTTTTGTGACTTTTAAGTAACTTTGCTAACTCAGCAGTAGAACCTACAAATAAAGCATTAGTAACATTTGTGGGTCCTTTGGAATTTTTGTTTTCGTCTATATCTTTTAACTTTTTTTGTAAATCTAATAATTTATCTGTTGCATCGGCAACATTTTTAATCAACTGGCCAGCAACTTCATAAGCTCTTGGTTGATCTGTTTCCTGGGCTAGTTCTAAAATAGAATTTATTGCTTCTTGACCTTTTTCTATGAGAGAATATAAATTACCTCTTGTATATTCATAATCCTTTGTTATATCATCATCTGATTTTGAAATCTGAATTTCTGTTGAAGTGACCTCTGCCGAAATTATTGTATCGTCATTTTGTGAAGATTGTTCAATGTCAAAAGTTTCATTTAATTTTTCAAATTTTTCTTTCATGATCATAAGTCAGTATTTTGTGATGGACTATATTCTTTAAAATCCTGGAAGAATGTTGTTTCTTCATTAAATCCAAAATCATCACCATATTCGATGAGAGAGTCATCTGCTACCGTCACTAAATTAACCGGTGTTCCTGCAACATGGCCTTCAATTAAGCTATTTTCATATCCTCTTGTAACAACTAATTTATTTGAATTTTTAGATTCTACATACATTAATTCATTATCTAAATATATTCTTGTTCCAGAAGAAATTGATGCTGCATCACCAACAGTGATATATTTAGTCGTTTCATCAATATCGTCTGCAAGTGTAGTTGTAGCGTCATCATTATAGTCTTTTGTTGCTCTAGGAGTAACAACATAACGCATTTCTCTTTTTTTAGTTTCTGTTCCGGACATATAATCCAGAGTAACTTTTTTGATGATACCTGTAGAAGAAGATGGAATTGGACCAAACAGATAAGTTTTTGCGGTAAATCTTAAAGTATAGACTAAAGATCTTCTCTTAGTAAAATCTCCTTCATAATCATCAGTAAAAGAAACACTATCTAAAATAACTGGAATATCTTTCTTCTCGTTAATTGGTTCTACCAAATTAACAGTTAAATTGAAACTGGGTTGAAAATAAGGTAATATTTGCTCTACAATTTGCAAAGCATCATCATTTAATTTTGTAATAATATTCAATTCAAACTGCATATTATATGGAACTGGCATATAAACTTTTTTTCCAGTTCCAGATACAAAACTTTGAGTAGTAGATACCTTTCTGCTAGCATCATAGTTTAAACCAGTAAACTCAAAAGACATTCTTGGTAAAGTTAACTTTACTGGTTTTAAAGCAGTTGGATCCTGTTCAATTCTAGCTAAAAACTTTTGAATTGGTCCATATGCCAAAGGAACTTTTACGATACTAATCGTTTGATCGGAATTGTTTGTGTGATGAATTTCAATATTATTGAAAATGTTTCCAAATGCAATAATAGTTTTTCTAAAAATTTCGTGATAAAAATGACCAAACATTTTAGTATAATCCTTTACTTATATTTAACAATTAAACTTCTCCAAATGGATTTCTTTCACTGAAGTCTGTAATCGAGTCTCCTTCAGTTTCAAATAAATCATTTTGTGCATACGGATCAACTAGATTATCTGTATTAACTGCTGAAATAGTGTAAATAGCAGAAGATCCTAAACCTGTTAAAGTTTCTCCTATTACGAAAGATCCATCGATTATTGATACTTCCAATTTTCCTGTTGTCGCATTCCATTCTCTAACAATTGCGGTTGTAGATGTTGCAGATCCAATTACAGTTTCATTATATGTGTAAGTTCCAGTTCCAACTGAAGATGGATTTGAAATTGTAATAATGGGAGAAATGGTATAACCAATTCCAGAATTTGTTAGTCTTATTTCGGAGATAGTTCCTGCTGCCGAAACAACAGCAACTCCGGTTGCGGTAACAGCATAAGAAACATTGGAGGGAGAAGAAAAAGTGACACTTGGAGAAGTTGTGTATTTACTTCCCCCATTAGTAATTGTAACTATACCTGTTGATGCAGAGCTAGTTGCAATTCCAACAACTGCTTTTGCACCAATTCCACCACCACCGATAAAATATATTTGAGGAACTTCTGTATATCCGTAACCTGGATTTGTTATTAAAACTTTATCTATTGAATATGCCTTTGTTAAACCAGACCTTGCAGTCATGATTGCAGTTGCAGTGGCAGTTGTTCCAGAAATCGGAGGTGATATTGCAACTCTAGGGGCCGAAGTATATCCTTGCCCATCATTTATAAGAGTTATTTTTTGCACTCCACCTGTTACATAAGATGTAACTGCTGTTGCTGTTGAACCAATTCCTGCAAGTATAAGAGTTGCTATGTATCCTTGATCTTTAATAACATTATCAACAATTTCGATTCCGGTATCAATATCCTCATCCTGATATTCAAATAATTCGCATCTTAATTCATAAACATAATTTTTACCTAGTTGATAAAATGGTTTTTCTCTCTCTACAAATTTAACTTCAAATAACTTATCTCCCAAAGGAAAAAATATTAAATCTCCCTCATTTGGTCTTACTGATGATTTTATATTATCCTGATCTTTGATTAAATTTCTGATATACAAATCAAATCGTTCCGCAGAAACTATTAATGTCAGTTCATCGGATACCGTTATCCCAAACTTAGTTAAAACATCAGTATTTTCTGCGTATCCTTCATAATTGGCTACGTATGCTTCTAATGGATATGCATTATCAAAACTAGACTCTATAACTTCTTTTATAATTGTTTTTTCGGTTATATATTTTCTTGGTAGATAATGTATTTCTACTCCAAACATTCTTAAATGTTCATTAATTAAATCTTGTATTAATCCTTGTTCTCCAGAAGAACCTTGTAAAAAAAAGGGGTTTAACATTATCCAATCATATCCAGAGGTGGAAGTTCGAACTCTGTCATCATACGTTTTTTAATATCTTCTAATTCGTTGATTGCATCTTCATATATTTCTCTGCCATTTAATTCAACACCACCAGGTAATTTAACTCCTCTAAATTTAATTAAGTTTTGTCCCCATTGTT